ATCAAGAGAGGCGATTTTAACTATCCGCCAGAAAAGAAGCCAGACCGTGGCCCGTTCGGCGTATAAGGAAATAACGTAATGCTAAGTAACAAACAGAAGATGGATCTACTTATGGAGTCTCTTGAGGCCGTTGAGAGTGATAGCGAAAATATTAACGAAGCCCGCGGGCCTTTGCAAAACAAGATGACGCCTGTTTATTTTGACGACTCGTTGTCAAACGACCCTAATGTTGCGTTTGCGATAGAGGCATTTATAAGTTCCATCAGACATCTCTTGTATATCGGCGATGTTGGAGCCGCGGGAGGTGGATCTGCTAAAGAAAAGTTCATACTGGACAAGTTCAAACGGTACGGAATTGACCTTAAAAAGCTGAAATCACAGTTATACAGCATCAAGACAGGCGATTTTAACTATCCGCCAAAAGAAGAGAAGCCAGACCGTGGCCCGTTCGGGGTATAAGGATATTACAATGCTAAGTAACAAACAGAAGATGGATCTCCTCATGGAGTCTGTACGTAGCGTACAAGAACCTGAGATGATTACCGAGGGGATTGTCGATCGAATTAGAGACTTTGTAGGTGACGCTCGTGATGCACTGAGTGACGTAGGTGATAGAATCGTTGACTTCTTTGATGAGTTCGACCTTAGCGAATTCGCTGCGTCAATTAAACAGTTCTTTAGTAACCTGAGTAGCGGTGGCAACGACCCAATTCAAGGGCATCTTAATCGACTATACAACCTGTACCTTGAAAAAATGGATGACGATGAAGATGGTATAGACTATCGTCTCATGGGAACCTTCCTTGATAAAGACGTGGAAGACTATGCACGTGCAAATGATGTGCCAGACGTCAAATTCCTTCAAGGTCTGGTATTGGCCGCCATTATTGGCCGTGGTCAAATCGGCGACTATAAAGTATAAAAATAAATTGAAAAAAAAATGCGAAGGGGCTATGTACAACATGGCCCCTTTGTGCTATAATGGACTTATATAATGATGAAGGATATACATTATGGGACTATACAAGATCGAAAAGAACGGCGAGGTCGAACAGGTCGCAGCTGGTAAGGTAGACTATAAAGATATGGTCACTGCGCTTATGGAGATCAGTGAGGCAGACAAAGACATCTACGCCGAAGTCATCTCCTATTATGAGGATAACACCGCATGTATGGACGTTACTACGTCTGACGGAAGCTTCTATAAAGGATATGTCTACCTATGATGAAATTTAGATTGAGGTTTATTATACGCGATGACAATCTTGGTGCTCAGGATTTGTTTGACATGTTGAATCGGTACAAGCTTAAGCTAGAACTGATAGAACCAAATGGACCAGGTACGTTTGGTCTAAACCCCGAAGTGATCGTCACCGGCAACGCACATGACGTAATAGCATTTAAGAATGCGTTTGATGATGGAACGTTCGACTTTTATCATATGGCAGTGATGGGAAAGGATGAGTAATACGATGAGTAACGAAGAAATCAAAGCGTTAAGTGAAGAAACGTTAGACTATACTTTAGACTATGACCAAGATGGTCTGTGGTTATTACAAGGTGATAAGCAAGTAAGCCTGATTCCTCAACAAATGTTTGATGACCGTATCCGTCAAATTATAAGACAATCAAAGTCACTCGATCGACTAGCTCAGTATGATCAAGAAGATGAAAAGGAAACACCACTGTATCGAACCGAAACAATTTCAACAGATGAACTCACATTAAGAAGGCTAAAATATTCCCTTCAAAACTGTAAAGAAAATCGATATGAAATGGATAAAAAAAGAGATATGAAGGGATGGACAGCACTTAATCAACAAGATTGGAATGAGTTGATAGAAGATATTCATGCCTTAGAACGCGTAATTGATTTTTTGGAGTAATATGATGAGCAACGAAGAAATGAATAGCTGGATGCGTGACCTCCGTGAAGGAGATGATGATATTGATTCTACAATTACCAATGGTAGCTTTATTCGAATTGGTGAGCAAAGCGATTTATGGTTAGTTCGTGAAATTAAATACAGAAAAAACTCTTCAGCCGTAGATCTTCAGATAGTAGAAGTAGATAGTGATATAACAAAAAGAATAACCGTAGACCATAAAAAAATAAGAAAGGTATTTTCATAATGCTATATAATGGATATCATTATCCAAAGGGAGAAGAGCATGTTGCTAAGGCCATTGAATATGAGTGGCAACAAAAGCAACAATTCATTTATAATTTAACTAAGGGCAAAGGCACGGTGGTGCAAGCTGGTGCCAATTGCGGATATTTTCCAATTAAATTAGCAGAGCAATATGAAAACGTAATTACCTTTGAGCCAATTCCAGAAATTCATAAGCTAGCTAAAAAAAATATCAAAAAGCATAAAGCTGATAATGTCACACTATATCAAATGGGTCTTGGCACAGAAGCTACCTTTGCTTCGGTATCATTTACCGAAGAAAACAATTCGGGCGCGACTGGACTTGCTAATGATGAAGATGGTAAGATTGAATTGATGTCAATCGATAATTTATATCTAGATGATTGCTCACTTATTTGGTTAGATATTGAAGGTTTTGAGGCTGAAGCTTTAGCTGGTGCTATAAATACTATTGATCGCTGTAGGCCAATTATTGTTCTAGAAAATAAAGGACTTATTCCAGGATTTAGCGATTTACAGTTTAGGCCCCTCGGCGATAGTAACTTTCGACGTTGGGTAGAAAATAAATTTCACTATACACGCACTAAACGTATTATGCGTGATGATATTTTTGTACCGGAGTAAAAAATGAAATTATCTACAAACTTTTGGCTAGATGAGTTTGAAAAATCTCAAACTGCTACGCGTCATGGAATCGATAACAGCGTGCCATCTGGCCTAATCAATGACATAAAAGATCTTTGTATTAATGTCCTACAGCCAGTACGTGAAAAGTTTGGTCCAGTTGCTATCTCATCAGGTTATAGGAGCCCAGAGCTTAATGCTAAGTTAGGTGGATCTACGCGTTCACAGCACTGCTCGGCTCAAGCAGCAGACTTTGAAGTTCCAGGCGTCGATAATCGTGAAGTGGCGATATGGATTAAAGATAATTTAAAGTTTGATCAACTTATTCTAGAAGGATATAAACCATACGTAACTAATTCAGGATGGATTCATATATCGTATCGTCCCTTTGGCTTACGTAATGATGTTCTAACAGCCACTTTTTCAAACGGCAAAGCTACATATACAAAAGGAATTTCACAATGATTGCAGCAGTCTTTGATCTTATAACAAATTATATTGGATTTACTTTTATTGTAGTTGGTTTCCTGCTTTACCTTCGAACATCAACGAGCATCATTACTCAAATTGGATCTAGCGTTAGAAAGTTTGCTGACATCGATGGAGTTGATTGGTTTGAGTTAGGCATTTCTGCAATTATTATTTTAGCTGGTTATTTAATTACAAAAATAATATAATTAGCTATGTACTTTTGTATCGTTTTAGTATAGAATATATCTATAGAATGGAGATTATTGATGGCAGTACGTAAACCTAAAAAGGTAAAATCAACTCTTTCACGTAAATACGATACTAAGTACATTGGCACTGAGCCAGACTTTTCAAATGTAGACTTTCTAAGTCTGAGCGAGCATGATCAGAATATCCAATTGGCACATGCAACCAATTGGTATAACTATATGTATGATAAGAAAAAGGACTTTATACCAATCCTACAAGCGTATGCTAAAACTCTTGGTTGGGCTAAAGAAAAAATGTCATACATATCCGCGGTTTCACTTGAGTTTTACGCGTCATATCCGGTTTATATGATTCGTCTAAGTCAACGTGGTTTACCGCTAAACGAACGTCAACAAAGTTTAGTTGACGCATATATGAGTACAATTCTTGTTGATGGTAAGGCCGCAATTGCTAAACGCAAAAGTGAGGCTTTAAAGCCTACCGCAACTAAAATTAGAAAGTATGATGATCAAGACAATATACTCTATGATTTAGAATATATGTTTGAAGATCATATCATAGAAAATAAAGCAATCAATGAAGACTTTAATTTGTATGAACGTATACGGGCAAATAAGACTTCTCGCAAAATCCTTAACCACTATGTCGTGCCATGGGTTGAAAGCCGTATCGCTGAAGCTAAAACACCGGAAGCTAAAGAAGTATATGGCGTTAGGCTTCAAAAGAAAATAATAAAGGCTTATGAATCGTTATTTAGTGATGTAGAACGAGCAATGGCCCAACCAACTCGAGTTGCACCTATTCGACTTAAAAGGAAAACACCGGCAATTAGGCAAATACGAGATCTCAAATACAAAAAAGAATCGTCTGAGCATAAATTGATTTCAGTGAATCCAGAAAAGATCGTCAGTGCATCTAATCTTATTGTCTTTAATACTAAATATCGTAAACTTATTTGGTTCACGGCAACAGCCAGTGGCTTTGAAATTTCTGGTTCAACGCTAAAAAATATACAATCAACATCAGCTAAAACGTTGCGTAAACCAGATGAACAACTTAAACCATTTCTTGCCACTGATGCCTCGAGTAAGTTAGTAAAGGCTTATGTTGCAATTAAATCAAAGGAGTCTGACGCGTCACCGCGTTTAAACGACAACTGTATAATTTTGAAAGTATTTTAATATGTATGATTTAGTAGTTTATAGTCTTATTGTAGCAGCCGCATGGCTTTTGACAAAAGCTTTATCTGGTTTAGTGCACTACTTAGATATAGTGGAATATTCTAAAACCAATGAATGTAGCCTAGAAGAATCAATCGCAAACGTTTCCGTATCAAATACGACTCTTGCATTTGATAGTTTTGTTTTCTTCGTATCAGTTTATATGGGCCTCGTTTTACTATGGAAATAAAATGACCGACGAAGAATTAGCAGACGCATACGCAATTTACTATGAAAATGTTGAAAGGTGTCAGGCAAAATGTAGCCATGACATAAAGGATAATTATTGCTTCCTTTGTAATAAATTTTTTGAAGAGAATAATAATGAGTGAAATTGAACAACAAGAAAAGCTTCTTACACGTAAGCAATTTTCAGAGTTGGTTATAAAATATAAAAATGAAAAGCAGCTTGGCGTCATTGAGTCAGTAGTTAATGTTTGTGAAGAACGTAATATTGACACGGCTGATGTTAAGACTCTTATTGACTCTACTCTAAAGGGCATGATTGAAGAAGAGGCTCTTACTATGAATATGATAAAAGGATCTAAAGCTAATCTATCTTCATTTCTTTAGTGTACATTCTTTCTTTTTTGGTATATAATAAATTATGACAGTTGCTTTAAGACCATTTGATGCCTATAAATTATATGTGGCTATTACTACTCACTTTAAATCTGACAGCTATGATATTCGCAAATATCAAGGTCGCGTCAGTGCGAGTGAAACATCCTTTCTTCGAAGGAATGATGCTTCATTCTTTTATACAGCGTGTAAGCTTTATCCTACAAAGGAGAAGTGGTCAAAGGCAATTGTCGCTAATGTACTCGAAGATAACGAATATGTAGTTGATATTATTAAGAATGAAAACGTTGTCGAAGATTACATTAAACGTCGAGAAAATATGGCTCGACACTATCAAGAAGATTTGAGAAAGCTACTTGACCTTACAAGGAAGCTTGATCATCTCTTTGTTGAAAACTATGACACAACTGACCCATTGATTATTTCAATGATCCATCAGCGTGAAATTAGTTATGAGTCTGCGGTACTTATGAATGAAGTCTTTCGTTGGCTCAATATGGCACGTAGCAATGACACATTGCTATGGCCTCTTACCCGTAGAAAAATACAAAAATATGGAGCATTTTTCAACGTGAACTATAATAAATACAAAGACCTTACAACCAAGGTCATTAAAAATCATATATAAAAGTCGTAAGTCGAAAAGGAAAATTATATGTCTTTTGCCTCTATGAAGAGCTCGCGTGTTAACGAGCTCGAAAAGCTGAAAACCCAAATGGAAAAGAATAACAATCAGGGTTCAAACGATAGTGATCTCTATTGGAAACCTGAGCGAGATAAAGCCGGTAATGGCCAATCAATTATTCGTTTCCTCCCCGCCGCTGAAGGCGAAACTACTCCATGGATTACATATTATGATCACTGGTTTCAAGGACCAACTGGTCAATATTATGTCGAAAAATCATTGACTACTATTGGTCAAGATGATCCAGTTTCTGAGTATAACTCTAAGCTATGGAACTCTGGAATTGACGCTGATAAAGAAGTGGCGCGTAAACAAAAGCGTCGCCTTCACTATGTAGCAAATATTCTAGTTATTAAAGACTTTGCCAATCCTGAGAATGATGGTAAAGTATTCCTCTATCGTTTTGGTGCTAAAATCTTTGATAAGATTAAGGATGCTATGAATCCTGTCTTTGATGGTGATACGCCAGTTAACCCATTTGATTTTTGGGATGGCGCTGATTTTCATATCAAAATTACTAATGTTGATGGTTGGGTTAACTATGATAAATCTATTTTCCGTGAGCAGAAAGCTTTGTCGGAAAATGATGATCAGCTAGAACAGATCTATAATAAGCTAACTCCATTGTCCTCACTCATTGCACCAGATAAGTTTAAGTCTTATACAGAATTGAAAACTAAAATGAATCGTGTGCTATGTATTGAGGCTGAAGAAGCGCCACTTCCTGCTAAGCAACCAGAACGAGTCGTTGCTCGTGATGAGCCAGCGCCAAGACCAAGTGTTACGGTTGAAGATGATTCGTCTGATGACGATGATGATACGCTATCCTTCTTTCAAGGGTTGGCTGACGAGGACTAGTA